TCAAGCAGCGTCATGGCGTGCTCTTGGATCTGTTTGTACATGCGTGCCTGATCCGGCGTGAGCGTAACGTAGCGCGCCGTGTAGATCTTCTCCGGCAGGTCGAGACAATCCTTCTTGAGCACCCGGAAGCTGTGGCGATCCACAAGTTGCGTCAGCTCGTCGAGGTTGCGGTATCCCACAACCTGATTGAACGAGTGCCGTCCCATCGTACGGCGGTGCATCACACAGTAGCGGTTCTGGAAGGCGTAGAAGGAATCGAGTTTCAAGAGCCGAGGTCCGAGGAACTCAAACTGAGAATAGATATCCATGGGCGACTTTGTCACCGGAGATCCGGTTAGGATGCGACGATACTTGAACCCGGATGCGATCTTCATCAGGGTCTTGGTGCGCTTGGCCTTGTGGTTCTTGATTGTCGTGCTCTCGTCGATGGCAATCAGCCCGCAATGACCAAAGTGCTTGACCAACCATTCACCTGCCATCTTACCCTTCAGCGTGCTAAACGCCTCGACGTTCATCACAAAGATAGTCAGCCCATCAAAAGATTTAGACACGCTCTGAAGTTCTTCTTTCTGTGTCTTATTGGGGTTGGCAACCCAACGAATGATACGACGATTTACACTATCGGTCAGGTGCTCCGGAATTTCTTTGGACACCCAGTTTCTGTACACGCCTTTGGGCGCAATGATCAGGGCGAAGCTGATCCTCTTGTGTCCATAGAGATACGCCATGTTGTCGATCAGCACCTTCGACTTCCCTGTCCCCATCTCCATGAGAAACCCGAACGATTCCCTGTCGGCTGCGGCCCGCAAGGCGCTCATCTGATGTTCGTAGGGAGTGGTCTTGAATAGATCTGCCGAGAGTGCTGTTGACATCTGGTTTGTCCTTTACTAAGTTCGAACTCGTAGGTAGCAAACAAGTTGCCTGCAATCAACCCTAAACCCTGAAGAGGATAAACTTGTGACTGACATATTCGATGACATCCTTGACGACGCCGACGCTCTCGGCAACGTCGCAACCGACACGGCCAAGACCCTGTCGGATCTGGTGCGCAAGCTGCGTTCGATTGAACAGCAGATTGAAGACACCGAAGATCACCTAAAATCGCTAAAACAGGAGAAGCATCAGCTCTCCACGGAATCGATCCCGCAGCTCATGGACGAGATGGGCCTTGAGCGGATCGATGTTGACAGCGTGACGGTGACCCGCAAGCTGATCGTGCATGCATCCATCCCGGCGGAGCGCAGGGATGAAGCCTTCGAATGGCTGCGTCGTCAGGGGCTGGACGACATCATCAAGAATGATGTGACCCTGTCCTTTGGCAAAGGCGAAGACAACATCGCTGGTGATGTGGTTGCCAGCCTTCGTGAGCGCGGTCTTGACCCCCAGACCAAGACCCATGTTCACCCGATGACACTTAAAGCGTTTGTCAAAGAACGCTTTGAGCAAGGCAAGGCCATCGACCTAGACATGTTCGGGGCCTTCATCACCAACGCAGCAGAGATTCGGAGAAAGTAAAATGAGCACCGCAGTAGCAAAAGCCAAAGAGACCGCCCTGTCCACCGATGTGATGGACGACATCTTCAGTGACGCTGGCGAAGGCGCGGTCTTCGACAGCAGTGAGATGCAGATCCCGTTCGTTCGGCTGCTTCAGGCGCTGAGCCCGCAGCTGAACAAGAAGAAGCCCGAGTACATCGAAGGCGCATCTTCTGGGGATGCATTCAACAACGTGACCAACCAGTACTGGGATGGCGAGAAGGGGCTGACTGTGATCCCCTGTTTCCAGACCACCAAGTATCTGGAGTTTACGCCCCGTGACATGGGCGGTGGTTTCCGTGGTGAGATCAATCCCAACAACCCGGTGCTGCAACAGACGACCCGCGCCGGCTCAAAGGAGTTGCTCCCCAACGGCAACGAGCTGGTAAAGTCTGACCAGCATTTCTGCCTCATCGTCGAAGAGGATGGCAGCTTCCAGCCCGCTGTGATCGACATGAAATCGACGCAGCTTAAGGTCAGCCGTCGTTGGAAGACCCAGATTGCGATGCAGAAGATCCCCGCGCCCGACGGGCGCTTGGTTACGCCGCCGGTTTTTGCTACCATGTGGCGTCTGCGCTCAGTCGAGGAGAGCAATGACCAAGGTTCGTGGTCCAACTGGGCTGTTGAACGTGTGGGTATTGTTGAGGATCGTAACTTGTACATGGAAGCAAAGTCATTCCGCCAGTCGATTGCTGCTGGCGAAGTGAAAGCTGCTCCGGATGATCACGAACGCTTCGACTCCTCCCCGAAGCCGACGGATGAGATTCCGTTTTGAGCGGCTAGGGGGCGCCGTTTTTGTGAAAGGGGGCGGCGCCCCCACCTACAATGACGTGGAGGAAACATGTCTCTCGCAGCGAGGCTTTTGCTCGCCTTCGAAGGATCGAAGGCGGCGTACGGAGAAACCACCGTTGGTCGCATAGGACGCGGCGGCAAAGCCGAGGCCAAGAGCTTCGTGCGGCGCGGTCAGATGACCGAGGATCTCGTACAGGCGCACATCGACGGACGTCAGGGTGTCGGGTCGATCCCGATCACCGCTGAGAACACCTGCCGTTTTGGTGCGCTCGACATCGACAGTTACAACCTTGATCTCAAGGCGTTGAACAAAAAGGTCCGGGACGCCAAGCTCCCTCTTTTGCTGTGCCGCTCCAAGTCGGGCGGGGCACACCTGTTCCTGTTTCTGGATGATTGGTATCCGGCTGCCTTGGTGCGCGAGTATCTGACAGAGATCTCCATCGCGCTGGGCTTCTCCGGCTGCGAGATCTTTCCCAAGCAGGATGCGATCCTTGCTGAGCGGGGCGATCTCGGCAACTTCATCAACATGCCGTACCACAATGCGGACACCACAACGCGCTACTGTCTCGACGAGAACGGTGACGCCATGATGCTGGAAGAGTTTCTAGAAGCTGTTGAGAAGATCCGAGGTCCGATATCCAGCATCAACAGCGCGACGATTGGCGGCTCTCGGGAGTGGTTTTCGGACGGCTTTCCCTGCCTACGGCACATCCTCGCCAACGGCCCGGTGTCTGAATACCGCAACATGATCCTGTTCATGGTGGGCGTGTACTGCCGGATGAAGTTCCCGGACGACTGGCGCATGCAGATGGAGGCATTCAACCTACAGATCTTTACCGATCCGCTGTCGGCCAGCGAGGTTGTTGCCTTGCAAAAGTCGCTGGAGAAGAAAGACTACGGCCCGACCTGCGACAAGGAACCCTTCAAGTCGCACTGCGATCGCGCGGCCTGTCGTGCGTGTCCGTTTGGTATTGGCGGGAACCATGAAGACAAGGTGCAGGTCGGCGGTCTGACGGTGATCCAGTCGCAGCCCCCGTACTATTTCATGGACGTCAACGGGAAGCGGGTCGAGCTGACTGTGGACGCACTGCAGAACCAGCTTCGGTGGCAACGCGCCTGCATGGAGCAGGTCAACTTTATGCCTGCCGTGATCAAGCAGTCGGACTGGACGTCGCTGGTCAACGGCCTTTTCCGGGAGGCCGTGTACGTCGAGGTGCCGAGAGAGCTTACGCTGGAGGGCCGCTTCGACGATCTGGTCAAACAGTTCTGTACGGGAAGCGTACAGGCCCACGAGGCCGCAGAACTGGAGATGGGAAAGCCGTGGGTCAACAACGGCAAGATCATGTTCAAGATGGACGCGTTGATGAATTTCCTGCGCAGTCGGCAGTTCACGGAATACGAAAGGCCGAAGGTCCAGCACGAGCTGCGGCGCCTGAACGGGGGAAAGGAATGCACGTCGCCTGTGAGCTACAGACGGGCTGACGGAAAGCGATCCTCGGTGCGGGTGTGGTGGGTGCCGGAGTACGAGGACGAAAGCGTCGACCTTGCTATCCACGACATCTCAGACGACGTGCCGTTCTAGGAGCAAAGACAATGACTGTGACACAGATCTTTGGACCACCCGGTTGCGGTAAGACGACGGAGCTTATTAACATCTTGAGGCAGGCTCTCGACGACGGGATTCATCCCAGCCGGGTTGCTGTGTGTTCGTTCTCCCGCAAGGCCATCAACGAATTTCTGGACCGAGCGTTGGTCCAGTTTGGCGGAGACCGGAAGACGTTCCCGCACATGCGCACACTTCACTCCACTGCGTTCCATGCCTTGGGGCTGCGGACAGAGGACGTGATGTCTGCCGCAGACTACAAGAAGCTGGGCGATCTGCTGGGGGAGACGTTCGTCGTCAATGCCGTGCCCGACGACGGGATTTTGACAACCACCGACTTCAGCAAGGGCTCTCAGTATCTGGCGATCATCGACCGGGCCCGTTATCGAATGGTGCCGCTGGAGGAAGAATGGCGGTGTCATGACACTTTTGAGATGTCGCTGTCAAAATGCCGGCAGATTTATCAACAGGTGGAGCTCTATAAACAAAAGATGATGAAGTCCGACTTTGTGGACATGATCGAAATGTATGTTGAGCAGGTCACCCCTCCTCCGCTGGACATGTTCATCTTGGACGAGGCGCAGGATCTTACGCCACTGCAGTGGAAGATGGCTAAAAAGATATCTGCCCACGCCACTGACACCTACACCGCCGGCGATGACGATCAGGCGATTCATGGATGGGCCGGTGCGCGGGGCAAAGAGTTCGTCGAGTTCGGTGACGAGAAGCGTATTCTGACGCAGTCCTACCGCCTGCCGAAGAAGGTATTTGATCTGGCTGCGCGCGTGGTCAGAAGGATCGAGGACCGAGTGCCGAAGCTCTACCACCCCACGGAAGAGGAAGGAGACGTCGTCTGGCACTACAGCCTAGATGGTGTGCCCTTGGACCGTGGTTCTTGGACGCTGATGACACGGACGAATTATCAGGCCAAGCTCGTCGCAACTCAGCTTCGGAACCTCGGGTATTACTATGCGCTACGGGGCAACCCTCCCATCAGCGTGAAGCAGGGTCGGGCGATCCAGACTTGGCGCACTCTTACCAGCGGCGGATCGATTGACCTGCAGCATGCCAAGGATCTGTACGATCAAGTCCCCAAGCAAGGGGACAAGGCGGTCGTCAAGCGCGGGGCGGCGAAGCTGTTTGATGCTGCGGCGCCAGACCAGATGTTCACAATGGAGGACCTGCGAAGGGACTACGGTCTGCTTGTTCAGTCGAACCTCTTCGGGGAGATCGAACGGGATGTGTTTGATATTCTCGGCCTTGGCAATGAACTCGCCACCTATCTCCGTCATGTGGAAAAGGCTGGCGAGGATTTGACGAAGCCGCCGCGCATCAAACTGTCCACCATCCACGCGATGAAAGGCGGAGAGGACGACAACTGCGTCCTGTTCACGTCTACTACAAAGAAGATTGAGGAGTCTGGAGATCAAGACGAAGAGCACCGAGTGTTCTATGTCGGGATAACGCGCACGAAGAAATTCCTGCACATCATCCAGCCGCCCCTCTACGACGGCAACCGACGCAACTACAGGTATGAGATATGACATCAAGGGACGAAGTTTTGGACCACGCTAAAACCCTCATCAACGGAGATCGCGCCAAGGACTATGGCGAGGCTTTGGCTAACCACCAGCGCATCGCTGACGGCTGGAACGTGATAGTAGGAGCGGCTCTTCATAAGCATGGAAGGTTGCTTCCTGCACATGTTGCCCTCATGATGGACTGGGTGAAATCCAGCCGCCTGCTGGAGACTATAGACCACCCCGATTCGTGGGTGGACAAAGCCGCATACAGCGCATTGGGTGGGGAATTCGGGTCTCGAGAGATTTCCGGAGAGCCATGACAAAGCGCAAGAAGAAATCTCGGGTCGAGGAAGACTTTGCTCAATACAAGACCAAAGGCAATCGGCTCAAGGTCGTGGAGTTGACCAAGCAGGGATACTTCGCGTGGGAGATTTCGATAATCGTGGGCATCTCGGTGAACACCGTGTACGCCCACAGACACCACGCTCGTAATCGTGGCGAACTGGAGAAGAAAGACTATGGCCAAAGAACGAGGGGATCAGAAGACAATCAGTTTTCTGGAACGCATGAATTTCGAGACCCTCGATCCAGACTGGAACATACCAGCCGAGTTCCCATGCCTTACTGGATGCAAAGAGCTCTCGCTGGACCTAGAGACTTGCGATCCGAACCTTACCACAAAGGGCCCCGGGTGGGCTCGAAAAGACGGGTTCATCGTAGGGATAGCAATAGCGACGGGTGAGGATAAGTGGTACTTCCCGATCCGTCACAAGAACGGCCACAATCTCGACGCCAAGATGACGCTGCGCTGGCTGTCCAAGCAGCTTGAGGACCCGAGCAAGACGATCATCATGCACAACGCCACCTACGACGCTGGCTGGCTGCGGGCGGAGGGCGTGGAAATCAAGGGACGGATCATCGATACGATGATCGCCGCCCCGCTGGTTGACGAGAACCGTTTCTCGTACAGCCTGAACAATCTTGGGCGCGACTACATCGATATGCGCAAAGACGAGCGCATGCTGCGCGCCGC